ACATGAAGGTCTATCTGTATGTTTAGTCAGTACAGAACCCTCTTTATATACTCTTGCGTAAGTATAGGTGGGTAAAACTGGTTCATCAATAACCTCTGAGACTCTATTTGTAGAGTTACATAGAAGTTCTAATGCTGGTTTATAATTGTATATACTATGAGAATTTTCCGCCTGTGCGTCACCAGGAAGATTCTCACGTTCACAATCGGTTTTAAATCTCTCTGCTATTATTTTTGCTTGATCCCGAGGTATAAATTCGTCCAGAATTATATAATTATTATCAAAAAGTTGTTGTCGCATGATATAAGTCTAGTCTTTAGAGATCGTTAATTTTTAGAAAGTTTGGTTGTGTAGATAGGATCAAGCGGTTCATCATCACCGATGCTATCTATTCGCTATCGTCAGATGTATAAAGCCATTGCTTAAATCTTGCTTCAAGTTCTTCATTATCCTGAATATCTCTAATTGTTAGATTGTACTTTTTGCAGAATGATTGCATTCTTCCAAGTTGAACAAAGAAAGCTATCGTTTGTTCTATTGGTAGTTCTTGAATATCATAAACACTTGTTCCTATCAAAGAAAACAATTCCATAGGATCAGATTTACTCATAATTTCATCTAATTTAGTGGATAAAATTGCACGATTTTGTTGTTCTTGAAGTTCTTTTGCTTCTTTTTCTACTAAATCTTGCGCGGTACGACGAGCTATTTCATCATGCATCCTTGCCTCAATGAGATCTTTTTCATAGTTTAATTGAGTATCGAATGTTTTCTTCTGAAGTTCATAATTATGTTTTTCAAGTTCTAATTGTTTTCTTTCCTGTCGGATTCTCTCACGTTCTAATTCAAGATTTTCACTTCTAGAAGTAATTTCTTCTTGCCGAAGTCTATCACTTTCTTGAAGATAATCTCTGTCTTTAATAAATTGTTCTGTTTGTATTTCAGATAATTCTTGCAACTGTTTTTTTTCTTCTTGAAGTTCTTTTTTAAGAATCTCCACTCTTTCATTCTCTAATTCATAGTATTTATTTTCACTCTCTCTTTTTACTCTAAGTGCCTCAGATTCTTCAGCAAATCTTTCATTCTGAAGTTCTAATTCCTTTCTTTCGGCAGTTTTTTGTTTAATATATTCTTGTCTTTGTCTATCTAACTCTGCTCTCTCATCACTAACCTGACTCATCAGTTCACCTTTCTGTTGGAAAAGTTTTTCTGAGAGTGAGTTAAGAGCATCCTCTACTACATGTTGGTTTTTAACAATAGATTCTTCAACCTCGGCTAAAGATTTTGTTCTTGCTTTTATTTCTTCATCAAACAATCTAGTCTTAGTCGCAATCTCTGCATCAAGTTTTTCTCTAGCCTGTTTTCTTTCCTGTAATTCTTTTTCAACACGAAGTTTATCTTCTAATTGTGCTTTCTCTGCTTTTGCTGCATCTTCTCTTTGTTTAGCAAAACGAGACTCTGCTTCTAGTCTTCTATTCTCTTCAGCAGTCTCTCTAATTTTTCTAAGAATATTTTCTTGCTCTTCTTGTTGTTTCTGCATTTCAGCAGCACGGGTGTCCCTTGCATTACGTTCTTGTTCTTCTCTCTCCATACGAAGTTTTTCAATCTTCGGAAGTTCTGCAAAGAACTTATCAATATATGGTTGAACTATAGCGATCGAAGAAAGATTCAAGTTCTCAGATGTATCAACAAATTCTAATTCACCAGAAGTTCCATCCCAGTGAATAGCATGAATATGCGAATCATCAAAAGTCCATTCAGCATCATTCAGAGACAACATTTTGTTGTCTACTGTGATGTTTCTATCAGGAACAATTACTACGACTTTCATTATTGACTATCTCCAATAGTGTTTTTATTTATCAGAATCGGTTATTAGTTTCTGTTCAGGTGTTTCATCTGTAACTTGAACCTGATGAGATGCAGAGAACATATTTGCCGCCGCTTCAAGGATATTTATATTTGACTGATTTGCTTTTACCATTTCATTTCTGAATGACTCAACAGCAGCACCAGTTCCTCTTTGTTGTTGAGAGTTTTCAATCAAAAGCATTGGGAGAAACTGAATAGAACATGCCCATTCATCTACTGCTTGACCAGTATTAGGATTATGACCCATAACATGAGTGTAAAATGCACACTTATGTTCTACACAGTTTTTACGAATCAGAGGACACCACTTGCCTGCCGCCATAATTTACCTCACTTGTTTTTAGATTATACACTTATTTAATCGAAACTGCAAACAATAACATCAATATATTGTACTCTTAAACTGAATCCAGAAGGAGCACTAATCTGAGGACCAAAGTCATCACCAGTAAATGGATGTGTATGTGCATTACCTCCACCAACGCTGGATGTATTTGGAGAAGTGGTACTATCACCTCTAATTTGATCTCCAGGAACAATCAAAGGTTGTGGATATGGACTATAGTTAATGTTACTTTGCTGATATACTTGTGTTACACGAACATCAATATTGGTATTTGCGTTAACATTAGTATTTGCAGTGATTCTTTTATTAGCAGTAACATTTGTGTTTGATGGTTGTCTAAATGTTGATGGATTTCTAAATGGTGCTGGAACTGTAAATGGGTTTGGATTAGATTCTGGTTTCGGGTTTCTTTGTGGTGTTGGGTTTTGTTGCTGGAAGTTTGCTGAGCGGTTTTGCTGCTGACTGTCTGGTGATTGTCGATTCACGCGAATAGGACCGGGAGCTCGATCTGGAGTGAATCTTTGGGCGAATCTATTTTGATTGGTGAAATATGTGTTTCTCCGTCTTCCGGCGCCTCTTCCTATCCCCGGAGTTTGAAATGAGAAAGGATTGTTTTGTTGCCTATTAACAAAGACTCTCGGTTGTCTTCTTTGACGACTGCGCCGTGGTCCGCGTCTATTTCTGCGACGACCAGGTTGACCAGCCCGTGTGTTATTAGGGCTTTGGTTTTGGGCGGTGCCTGGATTGGGAAACCTAAAACGTCTTCTTCCAGGTTCTCGCCTTCTCCCTGCAACAGTTACAGGATTCGGTTGACTTCTACCTACCTGAACATTTACTTGACCTCTATCATTAGTTGAACTTGGTCGTTGCGGCAGAGGTTGGTCCACTCTCCTGTTCTGGTTAACGTTAACTCTATTTCTTATTGTCGTAGGTTGTTGATATGGTTCTTGACTTATAGGGTTCTTTGGTTGTCGATAAGTACCTGGGTTCTGAACAGGTACAATAGTTTGTCTAGATTGAGGTTGCTGATAGGCACTGGGTTGCTGATAGATGATTGGTTGTTGATATACACTAGGTTGCTGATATGCTCTCTGAGCTGTATATGGTACTCTATCTGGATATGATGCTATAGCGGGTGCTTGATATGCAGTAGGTGCAGGAGGTCCATCATCTACTTCTCTTGCTCCTATTTCGTGATCGTGAGAAGCTAATTCACTGAGAGTTAATGTATGTGGTCCAACACTTCCTGCTGCTATAGCAGGTTGAACACTAGCAAATGCCTTTGGAGTCGCAGGCATTGATGCTGTAAAATCTGTAGTTCCAACAACTGATCCACCAGCACCGCTAGTTACTCTGATAGCAGATCCATCTAGGTCTCCAGGTGCAGAAACTTGAGTTAATTTTGTCCATCCAGTCGGTGCTGCCGCCTGGTAAAATACCATTCGTTTATCTTGTGGAATTATTCCATAAAGACTTTCAAGAATTGACCCATCACCAAATTCTAAACCATCTGCTTGTAAAATAGACATATTATTTTCTCCCTTTGCAGATTAGTTAAAACGACAAACAATCACATCAATATATTGAACAGCAAGATTTACATTTGCACTCCATGGTACTGAACTTCCTGTAAATGGGTGAGTATGTGCCGAACCACCACCAACAGAAGATGTTACTGGACCAGTAGTATTTAAGTCTCTACCAGATACTCCAGATCCAGGTTGAGGATTGATACCAATAGCATCACCCGCTCCATGAGCGTGAGAAGGTAATTCATCAATACTCAGAGTATGACCACCAACTGTTCCAGAAGCTGTTACTGTTCCAGTAACAGGAACCTGAGAAAATGTTGATGTAAAAGGACTACCACCAGCACCAGATGTTCCACCAGAACCAAAACCTCCACCAGTTCCAGTAACAACTCTGAGTGCTTTATTATCGTGTGTTGTTAGTTTTGTCCATCCAGTTGGAGCAGAAGACTCAAAGAACACAGTAACAGAGTTTTGTGGAATGATGTCATACCTACTATCTATCTGAGTTCCATTACTGAAAACAATACCGTCAACATTTAATACAGCCATTATATCCTAAGTAGTTTCTTTTTGTTATTTATTTAGTTAAAAGTTCCCATAATCTACAGACAGATTGAAAGAAATAGAGATTCTATCTCTTCCAGTCATATTTGGAGTAACATAATGAAGAAAATGTGGTGGAAAAGCAATAAATGCTCCCTGCTCTATATCTGGTTCATATTCCATTGCATTAGGAACATTGTGATATGTCTGTGTATGATTAGATCCATCAGTTCTAACTAAGCGTAATACTCCTTGATCAGGACCTTCATATAAAGCGTAATATAAAACTATTAAGTCTGCACCTGGATGACTATGAAGAACATTATAAGATTCATCACTGTTTATATTTGCCCACAGGTGAGGGGAATTCATAGTAAAGCGTGCCTCAGCATCTTGATGAAGATCTTTTATGCAGCGATTAGCAAACTCTACAGCATGGGTTCCAAGATCATAGATATATCTCAAAGAACCTCGAAATACATTGTTAGTTAGTGGTCTAACTTCACTCTGCCATCCACCCATGTTAGATCTATTTGTTCCAGAAATATGTTTCGTAGCATCATAACAATCCTGAATGATTTCATTATTATCAACATCAGGAAATGCCTTCCAACATTTATCAATAAAAATCATTTCAGATTCAAAATCTTCTATTTTAATTTCTTCTTCAGGTACAAGACTGCTATCTCCATGAAAATGTAAAGCATTATAGGTCATCATTTATTCTCCGGATCATCAAAAAACATAACTTGGTTTACTCTAGTTTCATAAAACCATCTATCGTCATCTACACTCATACCATGCTCATATCTATAACCATCAAATGCAACTAATCTATTATATTTTGACTTAAATGCTGCAATTCTTTCACAATCTCCTGTGTCTTTTCTAATCCATGGATCTGCATGTTCATGACGATTATCTGCATTTGATCGTTTATCCCAAAAATCATCATAAAGTCTGTATAGATTTGTTCCAAATGAAGAACCATCTTCACATTTATTCAAATACACAAGAGCATTATATCCAGAATCTGTGTGTGGCCACCACCAATTATTCTTGTAGTCATTATATTTTACAGATTCTTCATCTGTAAAAAATCTGGTATGATTGGTAACTAATCTTGACCTTGTATTAGTTGTTTGATTGAATATTTTTGATAGAGCATCATTTGGAACTTCAATTCCTTCAGCGTCTTCACCATCCCATCTACGGTCTTCAAAGTGTTTAGTGTTTTTAGAATGTTCTATACCATCCCAATCATCGCCCCATTTCCAGAGAGGTGGAGACTCTCTGGTTATGTACTCAAAAATTAAATCTGGATACTTATAAAAATCATCCATCCAATATATTTTAGAACCTTCAAATTCCTCCACATGCATATTAGATAGATCGTTAATTTCCCAGATGTTCATAATAATCAGTTGACTTACTTTTTCTTACCCTTACTTTTTCTTTGTTTCTTTTTCTTAGATTTTAGATTCTTAACTGGAAAATATCTTTGTTTCTCTACTCTCAACTCTCGAAAGAGTTTTCGACATAATGCAAATGCATCTCTATCAGACATGTTAGAATTTGCAACTGCCGAAACTTCAGATGAAAAATCAACTAAAGACTCTCTAAACTTAGACTGTTTGATGACTTCTTCTACAACTGTTTCAGAAACTGATTCGGTTTCTGCAGCAGGAAGAGGACTACTGATGGTAACATCAACGTTACCTGTTTCTTCGATGGACATAAAATAAGTCTCCAAATAGACATTTTATTTATTGTACACCCGATCGATCTTTTTTTCAAGTCTTAGTATCTCGCCTCTCAAATATACTTGATTATCTTCTATTCTATCAATTCTTTCATTGATAGCCTTTACCCAAGCATATAATGGAACTTCCTCCTCCCATGCTAGATCTGGTTCTTCATATAACAATATATCAAATATCTTTCTCAGTTTTCTAATCATACTTGAAACCTATCCCAAAACATTTCATTCATTTTTATTGGCGATATACAAAATCCAAATACCCAAAGAATTCTATTTGTATTTCCTTTTGTTTTAGTTACTCTATGCTTTACATCAGAAACAACATAGCAGAGTAAATCACCAACATCAATATCATATTCCTCTCCACCAATTATAGTTACACCTCCATGATCTGACTTCTGAGAAATAACATTACAGTGCAAGGTATGTGTACCAGGAAAATATACAGGATCGATATGTTCTTTAACATATCCATCACGAATACCAATACCATTAACAATTCCATCAACAAATGATGGAGGGCGATATTGATTCCACAGTTCAAACTTAGCACATATTTTATTTTGAATGTTGTAAGCTATCTTAGGATAGTTTATAAAAATATTCTTTTCTATGTGATCAATCTTATTGTTTAGTCTAGTTGTAAATCTTGACCTTGGGTTATCGGGATCCATGTGAGCATCATAATACTGATTTGGGTTCTCTCTATAGTTTTTGAGAGACCAATCATTTAGTGTCTTAAGATTTTTTTTAGATACAAATTCCTTTACAACTCTGACTTTTTTCATTCTTCAAAACTAAAATTGAAAGATATTGTTGTCTTTTTATGCATTGTATTTGGAACATAATGAGGCAAAGGTCCAGGAAATAAAACAATATATCCCTCACCAACTTTTGATATAACTCTATCTTCAGGAAATATCTTTTGATTAAAAGAAAGATAATCGCTGTGACCTCCAGGAAAAATATTATGCGAACCATACCACCAAGTTGTATTCGCATTTCCAGTATTTTCTAGAAAGTAAATACCAGACATAGGAAATTTACAATGATTATGAATTTCTTGATTTCCTCCAACTTCATATTTATTATACCAAATATCTGTTATAAAAGTATTTTTGAACTTTTCAGTTAGACCCCCATCAAGCCAACAATCTTGCTCAAGAAAATAAATACATTCATTGTATGCGTTCCAAATAGCACCAATCAGGTCGTCATTGCGGACAAGAAATTCTCCATCATCAAAATGAAATGAAGAAGTTACATCACAGAACCAATCATTTTTAATTTTATCAGAGTTCTCCTCTATGTTTTGTTCAATTTCAAGAAGAAGTTTTTCTTTAATTTTCTCATGATCATGCACTTCAGAATAATACACAAATGGAGGTGGAAAATAATAAATTCCAGTGTTGCCTTCGGAAGATTCTTTTAACATTGTATTATTCGATAAGATTACCGTCTGCGTCATGCACAGACATATTGAATGAAAGCACCATTCTTTCTTTATCTGATGCGTTTGGATGAGTAAAGTGCATTACTTGTGATGGCCAGCAAAGAAGTGATCCTTCTTGAGCATTTTCAAATGACCAATCTGCTTGACCACCAATACTAGAAATTAAGTTTGGATTCATAAAAGTAGTTGGAGTGTGTTCTTCTTTATCATAAAGAATATAAAGGACACAACTATACCCAGTAGGTCCATGATGATGTGGATAATGTGCTTGAAATTTTTTAGATTTTTCAAACCAAGAGTGAGATATATGAAAATATACATTACAATCTTCTGGGCACATTTCGTTTCTATATTCCTCACAGAATTGCTCTGTTCTTAAAAATAAATTTTCAAGAACCGCAAGTTCTTCGTCTAAAATATTATTAATAGTTTCGTTATAATGACCTCCATTACGGTAATGATAATCCGTTGAAACATCAAACGGATCATTACCAGTTATCTGATTCTCTTGTGTATTATTATATAATGAAAGAAGTTGTTTCTTCTTTTGCTCCCAGTTTTTAACCTTTACATGAGCTATTGGTATCTGAAACATAGGAATGAGAACATCCTCCTCAGGATCTATTTGATATCCATAAGGAACTTTACAATATACTGCATTCCTAAGTTGTTGTGGATTAGGAACTCCTTTATCAAGACTCATTTTTCAACTCTCCAATGCTCATTACCATCTTTCGGAACCCAAAAGAAATATTTTCTATTTAACGATGCTAAAAAAAGCATATCATTATCTTCATTCTCTACTTTGCATGAATGAAACAAGTCCATCTCATTAGAGAAACGATTTTTTGCTTTTCTAGAAAGTGGATGTACGCAGACAAATTTCTTCTTCATTATATCACAAAAGAGAGTTAATAGCGACAGAAGTTACACGGGTTCCCCATTGTAGCATACACATAAAGGATGCAACAAATAATAGTTTCTCCAGAGAAGACATGACCCTCCTATTTACTTACATAGTATAACACCCCCACCCGAAGGTGGAGGTGTGAGTGGACAGTTTTGTAACTGATCTAGTCATCAAAGTCAAACAATGCTGCTGCTCTGAATCTAGCACCACCGTCATCCGTAACTAGCATAAAGAGATGTGTCTTGCCCGTTGAGAGGAGCGGAGCCTGATCTTCTGGGAACTTAACAGATGTTGGCCATGTAATTGTACCAGAAGTGTGAGTAATTTCAATAGTTACACCATATACAACTCCACTTGGAACATTTGTGAACTCAAATGCTACGTTACCATTGACTGTTGTTGTGAAGTAGTTTCCTTGAGAACAATCAACAACTGTTGTTGATCCTAGTGCAACAACATTCTGCTCAACAGGAGCAAAAATAGACAACTTATTATTAACAGTAACTGTATCTGAAGTCACTGTTGGTAATGTAGAAATACCAGTAGAGTTAATGTTCGTTACTGTAGAAATACTTCCTGTGATAGAAGCATTACCAGAAGCAGTAAGATCAACTGTTGTTAGATTTCCTGCAAGTGTTACATCACCAGAGAAAGATACAGTGCTACTATTATATGGGTGAGAGAACACCACATAGTTTATTCCACCAGATCTTCTATAATAAGAGACAGTATCTGCTTCTTCATCGATAGCAAATGATGGAGAGAGATTTCCATTAAAGAATACACCACCACCTCTGTCTGCTCTAGATCCTACACGTAAATATCCAGTTCCTTGGACATCACCATAGGCTTCAAATCCAGCGTTGTTGTTATCTCCACTGAGGACTCTGACTGTTCTATCAGCAGCATCAGATGTGCTACCAGCAGAAATACTTCCAGAGAAGTTAGCAGTTGCATTTGAGAATGTAGTTGTGTTTACTTCAGTAGCAACAACTGTACCAGAGATAGTTGCAGAGTCTGCTTCTAATCCATTGAATACTTGAATACCTTCTCTAAAGACTGCATCATCAAAGAATGTGGAAACACCTGTTGTTGCGATAAATCCACCCTGAGAGAATAATGTTTCATTAGAAACAATGTTTTCATTGAAAGTAGAAACACCACTAACAATTAGGAACTCAGGTTCAACAGCACTAGAGAAGAACGTAATTGTTCCAACTCCAGAGTTAGCATCAACACCAGCAGTGATAGAAATACCAGTTCCTACGAAGTTAATGTTGGTTGCAATACCAGCATAACTTGCACCATCAGTTGTG